ATTTCAAATGGTTCAAGGAGGGTGGTGATGTCTCAATCGCAAAGGAATTCACTGGCATTCAGTTTCCTGATGATTGTACTGTCATCTGTCGTAATAACGCTCCACTACTTCGGCTGGCTTTCCGACTTATTTCGATTGGTCGCTCTGTCAGTGTTATGGGCAGCGATCTTGGTCCACGGCTGGTGGCTATAATGAAAAAGCTCGGCCACGAATCCATGAAACGTGCGAAGACCATCGATGCCATCGAACAGTGGCGCCAGGAACGAGTCCTCGCCGGCTCCAAGTCCGCCAACGACACCGCCGACTGCATGCGCGTGTTGGCCGACCACGGCCAGGACCTGGGCCAAGCCATCTCCTACGCCGAGCACATCTTCAAGCAAGAGGGAACCATCCGCCTGCTCACTGGCCACAAGTCCAAGGGCCTGGAATTCTCCAACGTCTACTTCCTCGACCCCCACCTCCTCGATGACCGGGACCAAGACCTGAACCTTCGCTATGTAATTCAAACCCGTTCGCAGAATTCCCTCATGATGCTTGACTCTGACACCATTCGCTGGTAAGATAGCACCCATGATCACTTGCAAACACTGCGGGGGAAAGTCTGGCGTCGTCCTTTGTCGCCATCAAGACAACACAATGATCCGCACCAGACAGTGTAAACGCTGTCGCTACAAATGGAAGACAATCGAATGCCCATGCCCAACTCCCTCCGCGCGTATGAGGACTGTCGGCGCCTCTACGAGTCTGCCACAGCCGACCCAAAAGGTGCCCGAGCCTGCTTAGGCACCTACAACAGCTGCGTGAACATGCGGACCCGGATGCACTACTTCCGCAAGTTGGACCGTGCCGCGAACTCGGACACCTACCCCAGCGACCACCCAATGCATGGGGTGTCGGTCTTCGACGAGTACGTGGTGACCATCATCAAGGACGAAGACAACCAGTTCTGGCTCTACGTCCAACCCCGCGACGCCAAGATCCTCCATGTGGAGGGCCTCTCGGATGTCGGCGACCTCATCGACGTCGAAAGCGAAGAAGTCAAGTTCATCGAGGACCAAACGAATGGAACGAACTGAGAACGGACACCCAACTGTGGATGCAGAGCCAACCGAGGCAATGCTGCTGGCCGGAGCCAAGGCCGCTGTGGATCAAATCTACCACAAGGGCAATGTGTGGGAGCGAGGGTACATCCATGATCCACAGGATTGGCTTAATGCCATGCGACATGGATGGAAAGCGATGGAGGCGCTCCGTGGCCAATAGACCCTCCCCCCTCACCTACCTCCCCCTCTGGGAACGTGCACTCGAAGAGGAAATCGGCATCGCCTTCACCGTTTCGGGCCAACCCCGCGAACAATTCCGCAATCGCCTCTACGAAGCCAAGAAGATGGCCAACGATCCACGGTTAGATGAGTTGATGACCTTCCTTCCAAACAACGATGAGATATGGATTTGTAAGAAGGCCGTTGAAATGGAGGAATGATGATGCCCGCCCGAAGTGAAGATCCCCTGCGCCGTGTAACACTCAATCTCTACGAAGACGATTGCATCACCCTTGAACAAACCGTTGGCCATGGTTGGACCGAGTTGATCCGGCGACTCGTGAATGCCGAGGCCAATCTTAGACGAACCAAACGAACCCTAGGAGACTTCTCCGATGAATGACTCCCTCCTCGACGCCCTAGCGAAGCCACCGCCTCCCCCATCAGAGTTAGATGAACTGATGAGTAGAGACCCACTCAGTTTGTCTGCGAAGGACATAGATGCCATTATAGCCATGCAGCGCCAATACCGCGCTCGGAAGGAAGGCGGTGGGCGTAAGAAGAAAGGAGACAACGAACCAACCGTCTCCATCGACCTCGCATCGCTGGGGCTCGTTAAGCCCAAGGAAGTTCCCACGCTGCCTTCGCCGACGGGTGGTGGATTCAAGAGGAGGATTTGATGGAATTGCCAAGACAGCCCCAGCCAGTTCGTGTCGTGCTAGTTGGTGAACCGACTGATGTAGAACGCTATCGCAATAGATTGATCAGCATAATCGAGAATGGAAGTCTCGACACCTGCACCAAGACCGACAACAATATCTTTACCATCTACCCACGAGCGGTCAATGACTAGCACCCAATCCCCATTCCTTCCTGGCACCAAGATCCAATATGCTTGGTCCTCCAGCAGCCTCAACCTTCTGAAGGAATGCCCCCGCAAGTACCAATACACCTGCGTCGATGGCTGGGCGTCGCGGGATGAGAGTATTCATCTTAGGTTTGGAATCGAGTTCCACCAAGCCCTGCAAGACTACGACATGTCCATCGCCAGAGGCATAAGGCACGAAGATGCAATCCATGACACTGTTGTGGCTCTTCAGTCTCGTGTGTGGGATTGGAGCCCTGATCGTAACACTCGGGCTGGTAAGTATAAAAATCGTGAAACTATCCTGGGCCTTGTTGTGGACTATCTCGACCACTTTGTATCGGACCCTGCGGAGACGCATATCCTCGACACCGGCGAACCAGCAGTCGAATTGAGCTTCAGGTTTGAGTTGGATTGGGGGCCTCAGATCGCAGAGCGGGAGAAGCTTGGAGAGAATCACTATATCGGTTCTGGCCAACCCTACCTCCTCTGCGGCCACCTCGACCGCGTGGTGAACTTCAACTCCGACCTCTATGTCATGGACCGCAAGACCTCCATCAATTCGCTGGGCACCTATTGGTTCGACCAGTGGACCCCCTCAAACCAAATGACCCTCTACACCCTCGCGGGGAAGGTCATGCTCCATTCCCCCGTCAAGGGAGTCATCATCGATGCCACACAGGTACTACTTGAAAAGCCCCACGCCTTTCAGCGAGGTTTTGCGTATCGCACGGACGATCAACTTGCCGAATGGCTCACAGATCTACGGTACCTCTTGGGGCAAGCAGAGGCTTTTGCTATTGCAGGGTACTGGCCCCAGAACGATACCAGTTGTCATAAATATGGAGGCTGTCCCTTTCGTGACGTGTGTTCAAAGTCCCCCCAAGTCCGCGAAACCTTCCTAAGGGCCCAGTTCGACAAGATCGATCCCATAGAGTCGGCGACCAATCCGTTCTTTGATCGAGGAGGACAGTGATGACTGAAGAGGAAGTGTTAGCAAAGTACTCAACGCCTGGACTGAAGCGAAATGTGCTCTCACGTTCGGCGAAGAAGCTCAATATGGAATTCGACGAACGACTAAAAGGGATGACTACCAAAGAACGAGACGACTTCCTCGATCGCTATTGGGGCCTAGAATGACCACCCCACGCGCAATCCTCCCACTCCTCAAGGCCCCAATCACCAACATCACCCCCCAAGGGTTCACCATTCTCCTCGGCGCCCAATATGGCTCCCCCACTTCGATCCGGATCGCTGCTGACACATCCCGCTATGACCTGCGGGATGGGGATTTGTTGACCATTTACACGGAAGTTCTGATGAAAGGACCGACCCAATGACGACCGACCGACTGGCTCAGGAACGAAGCAAGTACATCAAATTGCTCAAGGATACAGAGGACCTCTCACAGGAAATGAGAGCTCTCGCTGGTGAATCATTCACCGAAGGCTGGATTCAGTGCGAGCGAGCAATGAAGGAGCGCGAGTGATGCCCAGCCTTAGCCAACACCAATCCAACGACTTCGTCAAACTCCTCCTCACCGGCGACTCGGGCAGCGGCAAGTCAGGGGCCCTCGCCTCCTTGGTGGCCGCCGGCTATGACCTGCGTATCCTCGATATGGACAACGGCCTCGACCCACTCAAGACCTTCGTCCTCAAGGAGTGCCCTGCTCTCGTCGACCATGTTGAGTTCCGCACCCTTCGCGACAACTACAAGACCACCGCCGCGGGGCCGAAGGTGGACAAGCCCAGGGCCTTCGTCGATGCGATGAAGATGCTCGACCACTGGAAGTACGACGACACCGACCTCGGTAAGCCCAGCGATTGGGGCCCAGACGTCATTTGCGTCCTTGATTCGTTGTCCTTCTTCTCCGACGCCGCCTTCGACTGGGCTGAGTCAATGAACCCAACCGCCAAGGACCCAAGGCAGTGGTTCTACAGTGCACAACAGGCAGTGGAGGCAGCATTGGCCCTACTCACCAGTGCCTCGTTCCGAACGAATGTAATCGTCACCGCCCACGTGCGTTATTCGACGGGTGACGACGGCCGCAACAAGGGCTATCCCAACGCCATCGGCTCGGCCCTTGGGCCCACCATCCCCCGCTACTTCAACCACTGGGCTCAGTGTGAGAACAAGTCCGGGAAGCGGGCGATCCAAACGGCCGCCACAGCGATGTTTGATTTGAAGAACACGAAGCCCTTTGAGATGGCCAAGACCTACGACCTCTCCACTGGGCTTGCGGACTTCTTCGCAGTGTTACGAGAGCCACCTGCGAAGACGAAACCCAAGGCTCTCACCCTCAAACGCATCTAATCAACGGACCCAAAGGACCCAAAACATGGCATTCAAACAAGCACAGACCACCTTCGAATCCATCCTCGACACCCCGGCCGACGCGGTCGAACGCCCCAAGCCCCTTCCGACAGGGACCTACACCGCGATCGTCCAGGGCCTCCCGGTCCACGGCGAATCCTCCAAGAAGAAGACCCCGTTCGTGCAATTCACCTACGCCATCACCGACGCGGGCGAAGATGTCGACTTGGACGAACTCGCCGAAATGGGCGGCATCGCCGACAAGACCATGAAGGACACCTACTACACCACCGCCGACGCGCTCTTCCGACTGACCGATGCCCTGGAAAACATGGGCATCGACCTCGAAGGGAAGACGGTGCGGCAGGCAATCGATGAAACCCCCAACTGCGAATTGAAGATCGTCGTCGGCCATCGCGCCAGCGAGGACGGCCAGCAGATCTTCGCCGAGGTCAAGCGAACGATGAAGGTGGACTGATGCCTGGATATCCCCTTGAAGGACTGAAGGATCGAGAAGATCCAAAACCCAAGCACGATGAGGCCAGCCATGACATCATGGAGCTTTGCAATATGTATTGCCTACTATGTGACGGCGATGATTGCATCGAGATCCAAGAAGCCAAGAACCACCTCGCCAAGCTGATCCATGGGTATGTCATGGACCTAGCCTTCGACGACGAGGAATAAACCTCCCAACCTCGGCCCCGGGGCATGCCCGCTCTGGGGCCACCTTTTTGAAAGGACAAGCTATGTGGATGCAATACAAGCGAACACAGATCTCTGAGATGAAGTATTGGAACGAATTCACTGACATGACTGGAGTATCGGTATCGCAGGTCGATCGAGATGCTGGTTCGCCCAAGCTTGGGGACATGATCGCCCGCAACCCCAAGAACCACTCCGATCAGTGGCTGGTCTCAGCCCAATACTTCGCCGACAACTTCGAATCCACAGGAGAACAGGCCCTTGGCTAAATCCACCGAAGTCTCCGAACTCATCCGCAAGTACAATGTGCCAGGGGAGCCCCTCGGTGACCCCATCGACAAAGTCGCCCAATCCTTCGCCCCGAAGCCCATGCGGGAGTCGATCCTCACCACCCGAGAGGCCACACATGGGAACTTCAGGGAGGTCGCCAGAGTGGCCCAGGACCTCAAGGGCACCATCACCCAGTCCCCTGGGTATGTGGCCCTCAACCCGGCCCAAAGGGAGGCCTTGGATATGATCACAACGAAGATCGGACGGATCCTTTCAGGGAATCCCAAGTTCAAGGACCACTGGGTCGACATCGCTGGGTATGCGAAGCTTGGGGAAGAGGCGTGTGAATAAACCAATCATGATCTGCGGGGAAGCCTGGGGAGAGCAGGAGAACCGCATACGTCAAGGCTTCTGTGGCCCCTCGGGCATCGAACTCCTCCGAATGCTCAATGAGTCAGGGAACCTCTCCCTGACTTCCGTCGACAAGCAATACATCTCCGACTACTACAAACGCGGCCGTCCTGAGTCCATCGACTCCATCTGGAGGCTCCATCATGACGAATTCTACCGAACCAACGTCTTCGCCATCCACCCCCCACAGAACAAACTCGAATGGTTCTGCGGATCCAAGGCCGATGGGATTGAGTCCTACCCCGCACTCCTTCCCTCCAAGTACGTCCGTCGGGAGTTCGAAGCCGAATTGGACCGTCTCGCTGACGAGATTATCCATATTGATCCTAATCTCATTATCGCTCTGGGCAATACTGCTCTCTGGGCTCTATGCGGTCGGACTGGTGTCACGAAGCTACGCGGAACTACTCAGCTATCTACTCATTGCGCTAGCGGCTATAAACTACTCCCTACTTACCATCCTGCGGCTGTGCTCCGACAATGGGAACTCCGACCAACCACCATTATAGACCTAGCCAAGGCCCGACGGGAAGCCGACTTCCCTGACATCCGCCGGCCAACACGTCAAATATATATAGAGCCCAGTTTGGAGGACATACATGAATTCACAAAGAATCACATTACAAACACGACGTTATTATCTGTCGACATTGAGACTTCTGGAACACGAGTCACGTGCATTGGATTGGCGCCTAACAGGTCTCAAGCCATCGTTATTCCATTCGATGACTCACGCCGAGCGGGTGGAAGCTATTGGCCTACTTCTACAGACGAAAAGCAGGCTTGGCTTCTTCTGCGAGCTATTCTTGAGGATGGGTCTATCCCAAAGCTTTTCCACAACGGAATGTATGATGTTACATTCCTTTGGAGATCCTACGGCATTGGAGTTAGGGGGTGTAGAGAAGATTCCATGCTTCTGCATCATGCATTGCAACCAGAATCCCTAAAAGGTCTGGGATATTTAGGTTCTGTATATTGCGATGAAGGTGCATGGAAACACATGCGCACAAAGGTAGAGACAATCAAGAGAGATAACTAATGACGTTACACTTTGAACGCATACCATGCGTCGCCGACGAGGGGTGCGATAGAATAAGCACCAGATCGAACGGCTTGTGCGAAAAACATGCACTGATGCTCAGGAGATACGGAAGAACGCACAAAGTAAGAGAATCAAACCCTGACGGTAGTTGGCTCTCTGATATGGGATATGTCATCTTGTGGAGAGATGGTAGAGAAATAAGGGAGCACATATATTTGGCAGAAAAGGCTATTGGGAAGCCACTGCCAAAGGGCGCGGAAGTTCATCACATGAATGGAAAACAGTGGGACAATCACACACCATTTAATTTAGTGGTGTGCCCTAATAGAGATTATCACATGCTGCTTCATAGGCGAGCCAAGGAGCTTGGCTATGAAAGTAATTGAAACACAAGAAACTGATCCAGAGAATCTAACACACTTTGAACGAGAGCAAATTTACAACGGACTCGATTGTTGCATCACCAGAGAGGTCTTCGACTGTATTGATCCACAACTGGATGAATACACTAGAGCCACCTACGAGTTCTCAAAAGCCTTACAGGCACCGGCCATGGAGATGGCCCTGCGCGGAGTTCTTGTAGATCAGCATCGTAGAGCAGAAGTCGTTGATGAATTATACGACAAGATAGAGGTCTTGGAAAGGAACCTAGAACGCATTGTGCTTGAGGGGGTTGGGATGATTGGGTTTAATCCTCGTTCCAATTCGGATCTACAGACTCTATTCTACGGCAAACTTGGAATCCCAGAGATAAGGAAAAAGGGGAGGGTAACAGTTGATAGAAATGCACTAGAAAAAATGGAAGCCTATACAATTGCCAAACCAATCGTAGCACATTTAAGTGCTATGCGGGAACTTGCAAAGAAGATCTCAGTCCTCAAAACAGCGGTAG